AGCATTTCAGGAACACGGATGATACGGAAGTTATCAATAGAACCGATTTCACCGTTAAGGACATTACCTGCATCAGCATAGTGCTGAACTTCAATAAATGCCTTGTTGCCGAAGAGGTCTTTCATTTCCTTAAGGACAGGAACCAGTTCAAGACCGACATAAGCTACACGGCAGGCAGGAATCGTCTTGGTATCAATCAGACGGGAACCAGAAATAACAGTAGTCTTCATCGGAGTACGGTTATCCGTAAGGATCATATCCAGACGCATAAGAGTACGGTAATCAAGAACAGAATCAGCATCTACCGTTTCATCAGAGGTAGCAGAACCAGCATAAACAACAGTACCTGCGGAGTTCAGAAGGTCAATCTGAAGAGCAGCTTCCGTAAGCTGATGTGCACCGGTAACAAGTTCACGTGCAAGATGAGACTTCAGTTCGGAATCCGAATCAAAATCCAAAGCTTCCTGAGTAAATTCATAGAAGAAACCGAACTTGGCAATCGTACCTTCAATGAGCTGACGGGTAAAACCAACACGGTTTACTCGACCGCCATTTTCAGTAAGAGCAGGAAGTTTTGCCGTAATCGTACCAATATCACGGCTGGAACCATAAAGATTACCGTCTTCAATCGTTGCACCCTTGGCATCAATACCCTGGTCATTGATGTTTCGGTCATCAAGCAGCGGAATGTAGTAGTAAGCCTTCATGGTTTTGCCAAAATGCTTCGGCATATTTTCCGTAGAAGCAAGAGGCATAAAGTACTGTTCTTTCTTGGCATCAATAAGACTCTTCTTGAGCCAATAGAAAGTATTCAACTGGTCAGCATTCGACTTTGCATCAATCGTAGACTTCTGACCTTCGATAGGAGCGTTATAATTCAACATTTTTTAAACCTTTAATTTGAGAAAGTCTTCATCACTCAACTCAAGAGGATTGATGAATCTTTCAGATCTTCTTGTATTGGTTCTTGTTGGAGCAGCAGCCTTGACTCGGGCAGAATTTACTACATTAGACCTGGGCATATTACCTACGCGTGTGGCAACGGCCTGTCTTCGAGTATTCTGGGTCTGTTGTTGACCTACCAGATAATCACCAACTCGTTTATATGCTTCAAGGAAGGGAGCATTCGGAGGAATATTTCCTAATGTTCTCTGCCTGTCAATTTCATTAACAATCATCTGATATACACCAGACTGACGTTGTTCATTAATAACCCGTAAAAGATCAGGGTCCTGCCAAAGTATATCTTTACTTTGAGAATCCCACTGAGAATTAATTTCCTGAAGTGTCTCAGTTCCTCCAGTAGAATCTTTAAGATTATTGAGCGCTTCTGTGAAATTAGCTTCAGCATCAGATACCTGATAGTTTCCTGCCTGATAATTGACCGATTCAAGATCAATATCAATAGGATCCATACCAGAATCTTTTACAAGTTTTTTAATAGCTTCAGGGTTACGTTTGTCCAGATCAATTAAATAATTAATCTTGGATTCGTCCAAAAGTCCATTATTCTCCAACATTATAAGCATTTTTCGATAAGGAGCCAAACTCTGCATTTTACGAGTATAGTTGGCTCCCTGCTGCATAAGCTGAATTGCTTCTTCAGGAGAATTTAATTGAATAGTCTTTCCGTTTGCTTTAAACGGAGCCATGACTTTATTATAGAACCCTTGATAATCTACATTTGCCTGGGTTTCTGAACCTGTTTCTTCTTCGGTATCCAAAGCATCATGCAGCCTATTATCAAAATCGTCAGATCCAGAACCAGATTCATGATCAGAGGAACCAGAATCAGAATTGGCATCATAAGAAGTACCAGAGGCAGAAGAAGCAGCTTCATTTACAGACCCCTCTTCAGGTTCAGGAGGATTTTCTTTGGCAAAATCCTCATCATTCATTTCTAGAAATTCAGTATTTTCTTCCATATTATTCCTCTACAGCAGCCTGCAATAAAGCCTGATCCAATCGGGGAAGATCTTCTTCAGCATTGTCTCCAAGCTGGATTTGAACATTAAGCCAGCGTTTGAAATGCTGACATCCTTTAGCCATTTCAAGAGCCAAAGCTCTGTCTTCTACAGAAAGGGCAGGATCTCCTGAAACACCTAAATACCGAGCACATTCTTTGGTGCAGTAGTATTCAATAATGAATTCATAGAAGTCAGGATTTTCTTCCAAACGTTTAATTGCATCTCGAATCTTCACAAGCTGCTGATATTGCGCTTTTTGGAGTTCGAGTTCTTTTAATTCACTCATGAGTATTCCTTAAACAATTTATTGTTCAGCTAAAGATTCCGAAATTGAGTTATACCCAATGGCTGCTTCAATATCGGGGTTTGATTCATCAGGTTTGCGAGTTTTAAGCAGAGCTTTAGTAACTTCCAAATTCTGATTTCCACGTGCCTGAGCACGAATTCGTTCCATTTCCTGAATATGTTTCTGGCCAGATGCAGCAAGCTGATTATCAATATAAGTACCTTCTGTTTCTGCTTCGGTTTTAGTAGCTTTAGTCTGATTAAGACCAGCTTCAGTTTGAATCTTCTGGATTTCAGCCTGTAATTTCTGTACTTCACTCTGAAGTTTCTGAAGTTCAAGCTGCTTTCTCTGTTCTTCAGCAGGATCAGGCTGAGGTTTCCATTTACGAAGCTTATTAGCCAGAACAGGCAGTCTCTTAAGATCTGCAATCTCAGAGAGAATAAGCATCGTAATAGAGGGATCCATTCCAGGACCAATTGTCTGAAGCATCATGCCCATATCCTGAGCTTTTTCATTGTCTACTTCAGCTGTAGAAATATCTACTTCCAAGTCAAAGTTACCTTTGAGGTCTTCTCTCTTAACTTTGACATACTGTTCATTGGTAACTCGGATAACTTCTTCTTCAGATAAGAATTCTGCATTCATTGCACAGATCTTATCTCCTACCTGAGCCATACCTTTGGCTAATCTCCTGAGAATAGCCATTTCTCTTTTGGCAGAAGCATCCAATACTCCTCGAATAGCAGTAGCTACCTTGGAGTTATAAGCATCGCCTGCAAGACCTCCTGAGAAAGCCTTAACACCTGTAAGAGCTTCAGCTTCCTGGTTCTGCATCTGGATCATAAGCATTGCAGACTGAGGAAGCTCAGGATACTGATGCTCAATATATCCTCCTCCGTTAGGATTCATCTGAGGATTAAATTCATAATCCTCTCCGTTCTCAAATCTTCTGCGGTTAAGAGGATCAAGCATTCCCTTGGCAAATCCCTGCTGCGCATTTGCAGAACGACCCAAAGAATCAATCATTCCTCGGGTAATAGCACCAAGGATTCTCTGGTTATCTTCAAGGAGTTCAGCATCTGGTTCTCCATAAAGTTCACGCTTAACAGGAACATACTGAACCAGAACAAAGGGAAGCTTTTCATCGGGGAAGGGATTAAGCTCCATACGGATCATTGTGTTTCCGATCCATGTAGCAACAAAAGGAACCAGTTCTCCTGTCTTATGAATATCATAGAATCCCCAATATTCATAAGCTACCACTTTCTTACGGGTAGTGTCATTGAAGTTGAAGGTATCAGGAATAGTAGTGACATGATCTGGTTCAGAAAGAGGATCATTGCCTTCCCAGTCAATAAGATCCAGATTCTTATATCTGTCGCCTGCTTTTAAGAGTTCTGCTTTATTGGTTTCAAAGGACTGAATTACAAAGAGAGCTTTATCAATATCTCCGTTGCAGGAAGGATCAATATAAACATTAACAGGATTCAGAATTTCTACGCTTGGTTCATTCTGAACAATCTGTTCTACTTCTACTTCCTGCTGTCCTACCATAACAGCCTGAACAGGCTGCTGAGTTTCCATGAAGTAATTAACAGCTTCCTTTAATTCTTCAGGAGTAGTTTCATCAAAGGTTCTGGGGTCATCCTGTTTAGCCTGGACACCCTGCTGCAATTGCTGAACATACTGTTCATCCATTACAGGATAATAGCTCCAGACAGGAACAATCTGTTTCTCCATCTTAGTCTGTCTGTTCCAGCCAAGCTTGATAATAGATGTTCCTTCATCTACTGTAGCTCGGACATAATCATCAATAAGACGGATCTTATTAAGCTTTGTGTTGAACTGCCAGTTCAGCAGAATCTGATTCTGTCTGGCAGCAAGCTCATCTTCAAATGATCGGGGAGATACTTTAAATACTGTATACTGACCCAGGAAAGGTTCAGTTAAGGCAGAATATCTCCATTCTGCCTGTCGTCTTACAAGTTTAGGCTGAACAGAAGAACGTCCTTTCTGAATGGGAGGTTTGGCAGAACCAGTAACATTCAGAACATCTGTCCAGTGATTGATTTTAGAAATCTGAGCATCATGCGAAGGTTTTGCAGCTTCCAAATCACCTTTCAATGTTTGAATAGTTGGTTCGTCTT